CGCGATCCGGACGGTGCCAGCGGCGAGAGCGGCAGCCGCCGGCGGTGCAGCCCCGCTCGGCTGAGAAGGGCCGCGGTTCTCCACCGTCGCGGCAGCCGGTGAACGAGGCGCAACCGGCGGGGGTGCCGGCTGGGTATCGCGCCCTGGAGGGTGCTCGATCTGAATCACGGGTTCCGGCGCGTCGGCGGGGATGGCGTCGACTTCGGTTTCGTCCAGCATCCCGAGCCCGCAGATCGACAGCGTCACCCGGCGCTTCGCCTTCGTCTCCGCCTTCATCATGGCGTTGGCCCGCGCGTCGCCGCTCACGTTCGCGATCGGCACGGCCCCGATGTTCTCGTCCTGCCGGCCACCGGGCAACGTCGCTCGCGCGGCCACGACGTAGCAGTCCCCCATGACTTCGCGCGCCGTGATCTGAATGCTGACGTCGTGGATCTTCCGGAGCTGCTCGGTCGCCTCGCGTTTGGCGTACAGGATTTCCTTCCCGTTCAACACGAGATACGCGAACGGCTGCGTCAGCGGGTTCAAGCCGACGGAGTCACACACCGACTTGTAATAGCTGATCTTCTGTGCCGCGGTGAGCTGGCGGAGATCGCCGTGCAAGAGCACGCGTTCAACAATCGCAGCGTCAATCACGGGCGGCGCGGGCGCGACAGCAGCAAGACTCATAACGATTCATCCTTCGGTCTGAGTGCAGGTTCCGCTTGGTAGAGGAAGTTCAACGCGATCTGGAGCTCGTCCGGCTCGATACGCCAGCGGTGCTCGACGCCGTCGGCAATGCGGCGGAGAAAGTGGACGGCCATCGTGCGGGCGTTGTAATCGGGATCAGTGATGAGCGGGACGGCGCGCAGCATTACGCCGTTTCCTGCTCGAGCCGCACGCGGCAGCTCGGACAGAGCCCATGCGAGGCGCCGCGGTTTTTCGGATCGCGGGGATCGAAGTCCGCACACCAGGCGCAGATCGTCACGACGACGGGCGGCGCCGAGTCGGTCAAACGGGCGACGATCGCAGCGGGGTCGAGCGGCTGTGGGATACTGAGGAACGGCATGGTGGAGGCTCCTTCCCGAGCCTGCGGTGTGTCGAGAGGCTGGCCGTGTACCACCACGGTTAGCCTCGGTTATCTGCCCGAAGTGCGTCCGATAATGCCCCTAGGTTCCGTACGGGATTTTTGGTAGGATCAGGGCGCTTTCCGAAGGAACTCCCCTCCCCCACGACCACAACTTGACGGTGCGCCAAGTTCCCGACTTCCGGGTAATGTATCTTATGTAAACCTAGCGACATGGGCTTAACTGTTTGCAAAGTCGGGGATTGGCTCATCTACTAGCTTCCGCTTTGGCACCTTGGGCGTACGTTTAACCAACCAGGACTCGACCGGGATGCCCGTAATGCGCTCAATTCTAACCGCATTGCCAAGGGCCGGGTAACGCGCCCGGTGCAAGAGCTGGGACACATAACTCTCGTGGACGCCCAATAACTCGGCCACATCCTGCTGTTCGAGGCCCCGCTTCTCGATCCATTTCCGCAACGCTTCGCACCCTTCAACCATGGAGACGAATATACGCGCCTTGCCAAATCCTGTCAAGTGAGCGAGCGCGCGCACTATCCTGCTTCGCCACGTCTTCGTCTGGACGGCTATGCTATAACGGATACTTCACGGGTTCGTCAAGAATACGGTTCGGGTGTCGGTCCATGACTTACGAGCAACGCCTCGCCGAGCACATCCGAGTGCTCCTACGCATCCAGGGTATTGGCAAGGGCGACTTCGCGAAAGCGATGGGCTATAAGGCGGCGTGGACCACGAAGATTCTGACCGGCGAGCGCGTGCTCGGCACCCGCGACGTGGCGCGCGCGGCGGAAGTCTTCGGCCTGACGGTTGACGACTTCATCAATCCTGGACTCAGTACGATCACCGATCGCCGCCACGGGTCACGCCGCAAAGGTGAGCGTCGCACCAGGGCGGATCGTCGCCAGCTGGACATGCGCGCCATGCCGGCCGAGCAGCGCCGCGCCGTCGCCGCCGAGTACGCTCCCCCCTCCGCGCCTCCGGCCACGCCCGAATGGACTCCCGCCCAACGCGAAGCGGCCGCGACCAAGATGAAAGGAGATCCGTCGATCGAACTGCCAGCCCGTCACGGAGAGTACTTTCGATCCCCTGGAGCTCGCAGCGGCCGTGCGTCGCGAAACCCGCCGCGCGAAGCTGCTCGCGACCGCCGTCGCGCGTAACAAGATTCTGGCGAAGGCGGAGATCGAGCGCACGAAATGGGCGCAGGCGCAACGCACCCGCCTGGCCCGGACGGCGCGCACCGCCACGATGGTCAAGGCGTCCCTGGCGCAGTCCACCCCCGTGTTGAAGTTCCCGCACCGCAAGGCGCGCTGACGCCGGTCAGCGATCCTGGGGCATCCTCGCGCGGTTCAGGGCCACTCCGATACCGTGTCGGACTGTGCAACCCGCCGCCGTAGCTCTGCTATACTCACGACGTCAGCACTTCTGTTGACCTCTTACGCGGCTCCCATCGCGGGGCGTCTGCGAGGTTCACATCATGCCGTCCTTCACCCTCTACGATCTCAACCCCGAGTTCTGGGCGCGCGTCCAGGCCAAAGCCGCCGCCGAAGGCACGACCGTCAAAGCCGTCATTCTCAAGCTGCTGTTGCAATGGCTCGGCGTCGTCGCGATCGTCGTCTCGACCGCCTGCGCGTATCACTCGCCCGTCGGCCCCAGCGCCCCACCGCCGATCTCGACCACGGCCCCCTATAGCTTGTCGGCGGGGGTCATCGTGGGACAGGGCGTCGACGCCGGCCGATCGACCATCACCGCGTACGTCCAGAATGCCCACGGCGTCCCGCTGGCGGATGTGCTCGTCACGTTCAGCACCGACGTCGGCACGCTGACCCCCGCCACGGCCATCACCGCGATCGGCGGACGCACGTCCACGCTGTTGATCAATGCGGCCACGGCGACGGTGATCGTGCAAGCGGGGACGCTGAGTCAACAACTGCTGGTGGTGTCGGTGCCCCGGCCGCGCGTCGCCGAGTTCTAGACCTCGGGGTGGGCGGCGTGCCACGCCGTCCACGCTACTTCGTCCTGCGGATCCCGGCCGACGACGCACCAGCCGTACCCTTCCCACGTCAGCCAATGTGGGAGGTCGGCGAGCTCAATTACCGCAAACGCCGTCGGGGTGATCGAGACGAGGCCGGGCAGGGCGAGTAACAGGTGGAGCGGCGGGCAGGGGTCCGGCGGCGCGCCCCACATCACGGCCAGATCTTCAGGCGGACGAGTCGCTGGGTGATGCGGTAGGCGATGGACCAGATCCCGAGGACACGGGTGCGGGGGTCGCGGCGCTCGTCGTCGCTCGCGCCTCGCGCCGCACGATCACGGCACACGCCGGGCAGCAGTTCTGGCGGCGGCTCACGATCGCCCCGCAGCCCCGCCGGCACGTCGGCGGCGGCCGATGGAGCCGCCGGGAGGCCGCGTAACACTGGCGGCATTGGCCGCCCGCGCGCCCGGTCATGTTCCGGCATCCCTGGCCTTCATTCCGACAGAAGAAATCGTAGTACTTCACCGCGTCAACGGCTCATCCGTCGCCCGCACCGGCGGGAAGTGGGTGAGCAACTTTGCGTACGCCGTCCGCAGTTTCGCGAGCGCCTTGACGACGGTCGCGGGGGCCGGCGGTTGATCGTCGGTGGGCGTCACCCACGGCGCGACGCCGTCGACCGCCTTCTGGGCCGCGTGCATCATCGACACGACTTGCGGGTTCGGCGGATCGAGGCCCAACACGAGCGAGCGCGCGATCCCGTCGGCCGCCTCACTGAGCCGTGTCGTGATCTGCTGATGCTGATCACTGGTGGGCCAGCGCGCGTGGCTCTTGTAGGCTTTGAGCTCGAGCGTCTGGAAATCGCGCAAAGCATTGGACGCCTGCCGGCCCGCTTTGTCGAGATCATCGACGGGGGCCGCCGAGACGAGCGCGGAGAAGATTAAGCCGCAGAGCAGTGGACGCATCGGTTACACGGTCCTTTCCGGGCGTGTGACCACGAGCCACCGCCAGCTACAGACCTGACAGAAATACCAGCGCCCGATGCGCTCCACGAGCCGTTCTTCCTGGCACATCGGACAGCGCGGCCGTTCAGGCGTCGTCGCGTCGGTCCAGTTCGATCGGCCCTCGCTCACGAAGCGTCCTACCAGACCGCCATGATCTGAATCCCCGCCTCGAGCTTCGTTCCTTTCGCGACCCCGACCATCCCCTCAATGGACCAGACGTCATTGACCCGCGTGGTAATCACCGCTTTGACCCCCGTGGTCGTGGCGACGAGCACGAAGGCGTTCCGCGCATTCGTCGTCACGGGCGCCTCGTTCAACGTCTCGGTCACCGCGGTATGCAACGACGCGGCGTCGAAGATCATCATGGCTTCGGCGTCAACGTCACCGTCCCCGTCCCCAAGTACGGGACTTTGAGCGTGCCGGTGTAGACCGGGAAGGTCGGCGCCCCGAGCGTGTCGAGTCGTGCGTTGATCGCCTCGAGCTGTGCGAGCACGAGCGCCAGCACCCCGGCCGCCGTTTCGTCGGGCGGCGCGGACGGCGGATCGGGCAGCGGCGGATCGACGGGCGGACTCCCGATCGCCGTGTTCCACGCCCGCGGCGGGACGGCATACACGCCGTACTGCGCGCGGTCTTCCGGCCCGGCTTGCCACCCCAACAGCCGCTTCCAGTAGTACGGCGGATCGCCGTCGTACCCGACGCCTTGGCGCCAGTACGCCGGGTCGGTATGTTTCGCGAAGCCGTACGCCAGGTCGTTGGCCTGGCGCATCGCCTCGTCGAGCGTCGCGGGCGCCGGCGGCAGCTCAAGACTCATGCACGTTCAGTGTACGAAGGCGGGCGGGAAACGGGTGTGCAATAGTGTGCAGGCCCGATCAGCGCCCCAGCGGCACCAGCCCGAGCAGATGCACGATCACGAGCAAGAGCACCGCGACCCAGAGCGGCGCCTTCCCGATCGCGTTCAAGAGCACGATCACGAACGCCGCGAAGATGAGCACCCCAATCACGGTCAGCATGTCCGACTCCTTTCACCCGCCCTGCTGGAGAAACCGCAGGCCGATCATAATGAGCGACCCGACCGCCAGGAGAAATCCGACCACCCCCACCGCATACCCCCAGCCGCCCTTCAAGCCCGCCCGTTCCGCCAGCAAGCCTTCCATCTGTTCTTTGAGCGCGGCGATCTTGTCGGTCAGCCCGACGAACATCACATTGACTTCCGGCCGCGGCATCAACGTGCGCTGCTGATCGTCGAGCGTCTTGCGGAACTCGTTGACCGACTCGAAGCGTTTATCCGCGGCCAGCTCCGCTTTCGACACCGCGCGATCGGCCGCGGCGAGGGCCGCCTGCACGGCTTTTTCCGCGACGACAAACGCGGTCTGCATGGCCGTCTGCTGCGAGAGAAACGCCGCCGCCAGGGCGTCGGACTGCGCTTCAAACCGCTGCTGATAGCGCAAGTCCTGGGCGACGAACGCCGCCTGCGCGACGGCCTTGGCCGCCTCGAGCGCGGTTCGCTGGGCGTCGGCAAACGCCAGCAGCGCCGCGTCATGCGCTCGCAACTGCACGTCGAGCGACGTCATCAGCAGGTTAAAGCGCGTTTCCACGTACTGTTCCAGGCTGGGACCGTCGCGGGGGGACGTGCCCATCAGTCCGTGACCACAGCCACCGGCGGGACCGGCGGCGACAACTTCGCGACCGCGACCGGCGCGACCGAGCCCGGCGCGATCCAGGCCACCGGCCGCACCGTCAGGTAGCGCAGCCCCATATTGGCGATCGCGACGACGGCCGAGTACGTCGGCATGAACCGGAGCGGGATGATGGTCACGACTTCGGTCAAGCTGCACGCCGCGACGAACAACGCAACGGCGTTCAGCCAGAACGTCCGCGAGCTCAGAATCGAAATGGCAAAATACGTCACGGTCGGCGGGCGGCTAGCCACCGATCGCCTTGCTCTTCTGCGGCTTCTTCAGCGGCGGCGCCGTCGCGAGCGCGTCGGTCAACGCGTCGATCTTCGCCTGCGCGGCGGCCAGCTGGATCAGCAGATCGCCAATCATGATCCGCAGGCGCTCGTCGACGGTCATGCCGGGGTGCCCGAGACCGTGCCGGCCGGCAACTTCCCGGCGGCGACGAGTTGCTGAAAGACGAGCTTCACGAGCGAGGTTGCCCGTAAGTCCGCCGTGTTGAGGGCGGTCATCAGGGCCACCGCCGTGGCGCCGGTCCACTCGCCGCGGACTTCCACGCCATCCGATCCGCGGACCATCGCTTGAATGACTTGGTTCTCGAGGTCGAGCATGAGCCGCCCAAAGCTGTACGTCGTGCGCGGCGGCGGCACGATCGGGGTCGTGAGAGTTAAGACTTCAGCCATCGCTTATCGCCCTTCTCAGTAGGACGGACTCCACTTCGTCCCGTCCCAGGTGAAGATCATCGCCTTGTTGATCACGGCGGTCCCGCCGCCGGCCGGGACGACGATGTTGCCCGTGGCGTCGTAGGTGAACGCCGCGTCGGGGATGATCGTGATCGACCCGGCCACAAACCCCGTCGGCACAGTGATCGTTTTGATGAGCCCGGCGCCGAGATGATGCACCGCGCTCGTCGGGGTAATCACGTTCGTCGTGATGGTCAGGACGGTATTCGTCGACGAGCCATAGAAGGACGCGCGGATCTGCGCGTCTGCGGTCTGAGCGCGCGTGCGGACTTTCAACACGGCATCGGTGGTAAAGTCCAGGCCCATGCCGACGGACCCCGCATTGTTCAACAGATTGAGCTGGCCGTCGGCGGGCGATCCGATCTCGCTGCGCGTCGCCCAATAGAAGAAAAACGCATTGCCGACCGAGACATTCGCGGCGGCGCCGATCGATCCACTCGTCTGCAGGCCGGTAATCGCCGTGAAGGTGCCGTTGACCGTCGGGCTGGCACTCCACGCCGGCGGCGCGCCCACGCCGCCCGAGACCAACACCTGATTGAGCGCGACCCCGGCCAACCGACTGAGGAGCGTCGTGCTGCTGGCATAGATCAGATCGCCGATCACGTACGTCCCGCCGGCCAGCGCTGCGTCGATCGGGTCCAGCAGGACGGTTTTAATTTTGTCCTTCGTCCATAGCGTGCCGGTCGTGTTCGATCCGTCGTCGTCGACGAGCGCCGTCCAGTTCGTGCGATCAATTGCCATCGGTTAGGCCGCCATTCGTCGGAGTACGTCTTCCAGGGAGAACCGCACCGTGGACGCCGTGACGCTGAACCGCGGCGCCGTGCCCGGCGACACGTCGATCTCGGAGATCGTCACGTCTTGAATCGTCAGATCGATCGGGCCAATCGGCGGCGACGTGAGGTCGACGTGGATCGTCTTGCCGGAGCGCGTCAACGGATCGCGCGTCGCGTAATTGACCGTCACGATCGGCATCGAGAACAAGGCCAAGTCCGCGTCACACCGCGCGATGAGGGAGGCTTCCCCCCGGCGCTCGTCGCTGATCAGGTACTCATAGATCCCGTCCCCGCCGTCGATCGCGGCCATCGCCGCTTGGGCCGTCAGATCGTCGCGTTGGACCCAGATCGCGACGGTCGACCCCTTCGCCATCGCGAGGGCCACGCCCGTCACGCCGGTCAAGGCGGGCGCCGGGAGAATCTGGCTGCCATAGACGACCGTCGTGAGGATCGCGCCCGCGCCACTGGCCGGAATCCCGGTGAGCGTGTTCCCCGTGAGGCCGGTATAGCGGAAGGCTTGCCCGCTCGGCAAGAGCGCCCAGCCGCCCGTCGTGCTGAACGGGGCCGCGCTCGCCGTCAGGAGGGACGTCGACCCCGCGTTCACCTGGCCGGCGGCCAAGGTCAGCCCCGACGCGTCGCCCGTCGGCGCGTTCGCGCCGAGACTGCCGTCCGCCGTGCTGTCGCCATACGGCCCCGTCGACGTGTTGTTCGCGATCGTCGTCAGCAGTTTGAGCTGCGCCGTCAGCGCCGCGGCTTGCGTCGCTTGCACGACGGTGCGATAGACCTCGCGCGACGTCGTCGGACTCGCGCCCAGCGCGATCCCCGTGACGGTGATCTGGTTCGGGACGGCGGCGGTGGGGACCGTGTCGGCCGTCACTTGCCCATCGAAGTCAAACGCGACCGTGCCTCCGCTGCTCACGTTGGCGATGGCGCCGACGAGCACCCCCACGAACGCGCCGCCGTTGTGGCTCACCCACGTATGCACCCACCGCACGCGGGTGTCCGTGCTATAGGTGATCGTGAGACGCGGCGCTTTCGCATACGGCGGCGTCGCGTGCGCGACCAACGTCTGCACGCCCGTCGAGGCCCCGACGGCGCTTTCCTGGGTGAAGGTGCCCGCGGCGGCGGCCATGCTGTACGATAATTTGAATTCGACCGTATCCCCGACGGTCCACCCCGCCCCGCCGAGGATCTGGGTAGGCGACAGCGCATACCCCGGCGCCGGCGGCGCCGGCGTGGGGCCGACCGCGATCGTGCCGATCGGGCCGGGGACTGTCTTCCCCGCCGCCGTGACGTCGACGACGCCGTAGCCGTACCAGCCGGTGCCCAGTCCACTCCCTAAGGCGGTCGCGAGCGCGGGCGCGGTACTGGGCGCCGCGCCCGGCCCCACCAGCGATCCCCCGCCGCCCAGTTGCACGCCGGCATAGGTCAGGATCTGCGACTGCGCGCCGTCCGCCGTCGTGCCCGCGAGCGCCCGCCCGCCCGCGAGATTGAATTGCACGGCATCCGCAATCGGGAGGATCGTCTCCCCGGCCAGCACGTCGGCCGCCGCCACGGCGCCGTGCCCCTTCCCGTAGACGCGCGTGCGAAGCTGCGACATGTCGGTCGCCACGGTGATCGGCGGATCGTTGAGGAACCGGCCCGGCGTGCTATCGAGGTCGAGCGGCGGACTCGCCAGCGTGTCTTCAAGGAACAGATACACCGCCAGATTTTCCACTTTGCAGTAGCCGCCGATCGCGTCGGCCAGCCGGGCGAGACACGCGATGAAGTCGGCCGACCCGTCGAAGATGATCGACACCGCCGGCAGCGCCGCGGCGATGTTCGTCGTCGAGAGGCCGGGCGCGTATGTCGTGGTGAGGTACGTGGCGATCGTCGTCGCCGAGATGTTGACCCACGTCCCGAACGGCCGCTTGCGATTGGCGCGGGCCGTGTCGTCAATCGCGGTACACGGATACGCGAGCTGCGTCGGCTTGCCTTCGTAGCTGAGATCCACGGTTTGCAGCGTGCCGCTGAACCGGAGCTCGGGCGCGTCGCTGTTGAGCCACACTTGGAGCGCCTGGCCGACACTGGGCGTCTCGCTGCCGTCGATCGTCATGCGGCAGGTATTCGGCGCGTCGTTCAGGATGTCGTGAATCGTCAGGCCCGAGATCCGAATCCGCACGTCGAGCCCCGCGAGCAGAATCCGCACGCGCGTCGCGCGAATCGCCATCAGCGCCGCGGACGCATAACCCAGCCGGAAGTTGCCCAGCCGCGCCGTCCCGAGGGCCGCCGGTTGTCTCGGCATCAGGCCGTCCCGATCTTCGTGCCCGCCTTGATCGTCTTCATAAATTCACTCGCGACTTTCTGTGCGACTTCCTGCGCGGTGCCGTTGACGTAGATCACGACGTTCGTCGACCCGCCGCCGCCCTTCGGGATCACATACTCCCCGGCGTGCGCGTAGATCGGGCCGTCACTCAGGACCGGCCCACCGGCCGCGAACCCGCGCAGCTTCATTTGGCGCGTGGCTTCAATGCCGGCCGCCGAGAAGCCCATGCCGGCGATCGACGCCAGAATGTCGGGCGGGATGATGACCCCGGCGTTGCCGATCGGCGCCCGGCCCGCCCCCGCATTCGGCGCGTCCGGCCCGTGGCCCACGACGATCGTCAAGAGCGCATTCGCGGCGGCTTCGGCGGCGGCGACTTCCTGCGCCGCCGCGGCGACCACCACGGCGGTTTGTCGGGCGGCGAGGGCTTCGACCGCCGCCACGTACTGTTCCCGAAACGCCAGCATCGGCGGGAACGACGCGATCTGCGCGTCGGCGACTTCGCGGATCTTCAGGAGTTGATAGTCGCTCGACGAAAGCGTCGATTTCGCGATGTCATCGGCGAGGGCATGCTGGGCACTCGCGAGGTCCGCATAGCCCTGCTTTTCGTCCTTCAATCGCGCCGCATTGACCAGGGCGGATTGTTGACTGATCTTCTCGAACCCGGCCAGCGTGAAGGCGGTATAGTCCCCCTCGAGCTTCATGACTTTCTCGTGGAGGATCGCCGCGGCCTTCTCCCGTTCCTTCGCCGCCTCCACCGCGACCTTCGCCGCCGCCTTCTCTTCGTCCGCGGCGATCTTGACCGCCTTCGCGTCGTCTTTCGCCGCGAGCTGATGCAGCACGAACCACTCGGCGTTGTACTTCAGCGCGTCCCCGTACGAGATCGACGCGTCCGCCCCGCGCTTGATCGCCAGCGTGACGACGTCCAGCTTCGCCCCGGCCACTTGCCCGCCGACGTCGCCGAAGCCCAGGAGCTTCGCCGTGGCATTCCCGATCGCGGCATCGAGATCGAAAAAGTCGCTGATGGCGCGGCCGATCTTCCAGCCGCCCATCGCCGCGCTCACCGCCAGGCCCGCGGTCGCGATCAAGCCGAGTTGACTGGCCGTCTTCCCGGACGCGTCGGCGAGTTCCCCCAAGCCCCGGACTTCGGGGCCAATGTGGACGCCCATCGCCGCGAGCGCGCCGTCGAATTGTTGCAGCGAGCCATGCAGGGTATTGATCTGCGGCGCCGTCGATCGGGCGGCCGACTCGATCGTCATCAGGCCGGTGCCCGCCTGGACGGACGTATCCTGAAACACCTTCAAGGCGGTATTGGCTTCGACCGTGGCCGCTTTGAACTGATCGAAATTAGCCTGGAAGGTTGCGGTGATCGGCATCAGTCCGGCGCCTTGTCCTGTTCGGTGAGCATCTCGATCAGCACCTCGTAATCGTCCCGGCTCAGTTCACGGACTTGCTCGACGGTCCATCCGCACCGGAGGGCAAGGGCGAGATCACTGCGGATGCCGGTATCCCACCCGTCGCGTTTTTTCGGGCCACCCGCGCCGCTTCCACCTGGGCATCGTGCGCGTCGATCGCCTGTTCCACTTCCCGGTACGTGTCGACGTCGAGCGCGTCGATGGTCGACTCGTTGACCGGCGCGGGCGATCCGTCCACGCCGACGAACGACCAGCCCACCAGATATTCGAGGATCTTGGTTTTCCCGACGAGCGCCGGATCGAGCGTGGCCTGTTCGCCGGCCACCATCGTCTTCACGAGGCCGCTGAAGATGCGCCGCTGTTCGCTGGCCGTCAGTTCTTTCTTGACGTCGAGGTACTCGCCGTCCGTGAGCGGCAATCGCACCACGGCGGGACGGACAAACCGACAATGCCCCATGACTCGCTCCCTTGTTACACCGGCCCCACGAGCGCCCGGAGTTCGGTGGTTCCCACGTTGACGTCGGTCAGCGCGAACCGCCACTGGCCGCGTTCCCAGGCGGTGAACACCAGCTCGCGACACTTGACGGCTTGGCTCACCTGCCACGCATCGGCCGCCCGCGCCAGCCGGCCGACCAGGCGCCAGCCGTCCGGCGTCTGGGCGATCCGCCACGACGTCAACACCGCGACCGGGCGATACCCCCAGACCAGCGTCGCCGCCGTGCCGTGCAGCACGACCCGATCGAACACGACCTTACGGCGCTTCGACCCAAGGACCGGCCGCCCGGAAGCTCGACGCGATCTTCGGCGCCGACATGCTGCAATCGATCTCCGCGTCAAGGTACGCCAGGCCGCTGAACTTGAACGTCGGCTCGGTGGAGTTCGGCGCGAGCTCGAGCTTGCCCGGTGTCGTCGCGGCCGTCGCCGTCGGGATCACGACGTTCGCCGAGTTCCAGAACCCGGTGAGCGAGCCGCTGATGTCCCGCAGGCCCGGCACATAGACTTTGTTCGTGTCCCCGAAGCAACTCACGTCTTCGTAATCCGTCTTCAGCGAGAGCTTCCACCCGTTCAAGCTGATGAGCAAGACGGGGGTGATGCCCGCCGGGTCGTACTTCACGGTGCCGTATCGGCCACTAAGGATCGCCATGCTGTGCCCTTTCTAGACGGTCGTGTCCACGGTTACGCGCTGGTGCCAATGATGACGATGTCGTACGTGACGCCGGTGCCCGCGCCGCTGTTGGTGAGCGTAATCAGATCGCCCGTCGACGGCGTGACCGTAATCCCGGTCCCCGATCCGAACCACGCGAAGGTATAGCCGGGCGGGATGATGATCCCGTCGCTCACGGCGAGAAAGAGCGGGACGCCGGTCGCGCCCGCCGGCCGGCTCAGGTTCACGTTGTTCGTGTTGCCCGCGGCGGCTTTGATGATCAGCGCCTTGATCTTGACGAAGGTGATGAGCGCCCCGAAGGCATCGGTGAGCACCCCGGCGAGATCGAGATCCTCGGTCGCGCTGATGCCCAAGGTGCGGGTGTCGGTGAAGACGCGGTCGGCCATGCCCGCCGCGGTGCCGCTCGTCAGCGGGACGAGGCTGCTCAGCGCAAACGGCAACGCCGCCGTGCCGAGATCGAGCGGGTTGGTTTGCGTCCCGGTGACATTGAGTTCGACGGTCGCGGTGAGTGCCATGTCTCAGACTCCCTTATGTAATTACGTCACGCTCATCTGCACGCGGTAATTCCCACCCCGGCGATACCATCGGACCGAGGGATCGACCGCGTCGACTTCCGTCAGCCGCACCCGTCCTTCGCGGTGACAGGTCATCCACGTATACCCAGCCGCCGTGAACGTCTGGTCCTCGAGCAGCACGTCGATCCGCGCCGCCGCGGCGCGACAATTGGCGTCCGCGTTCGCCGTCGTCGAGAGCAATCGCGCCTCAACGAGATAGAGCGCGTCTTCGTACGCCCGCCCCCCGAATCGGGGTTCGTCCGCTTCGTCGACCAGGCTGACAATCACGAACCGCGTCATGCCCGGCGGCGCTTCGTCCAGATAGACGTTGTTGGGACAGAGCGCCAGCAGGGTCGCGTCCGCCCCCAACCGCGCCGCGAGAGCACGCTCGATCGCTTCGCTATCCGGCATCGCCTGACACCTGCGCGCCGTGCGTCACGAGTAGCGCCTTCAGCGCCTCATACATCGCCCGCCGGCGGCGTGGCGCAATACGGCCGAACACATGGAGCGGCGGCATCCGGCCGGTCACATGCTTCACGCCGTTCTTCGTGACGTACTGCCGCGTCTGCGTCCCGTTCTCGATGATGAACGCGAGCGGCGCCGAGTTCGACACGGTCGCGCTCGTGCGCGTCGGGCCGCCACTCCGCTTCACCTTCACGCCCTTCCGGGTGTCGCCCGTCACGCGCGGATATGCCGCGATGATCTCCTGCGCGGCGCCGTCGGCCGCGCCGTAGACAATCGCCGTCGCGTCGGCCGTCAGGTCTTCGGGCAGCGTGCGAAGCTGCGCCTGGAGCTCGTTGAGCCCCTCCCACTTGACGCTCATGCGACCAGTTCCACGCAGGGCAGAATCATCTCGATCTTCTGTTCGTTGGGCGTCGCCTTCCCCACCACGGAAAAGATCCGGCCATCAAACAGCGCCCGGCTTTTCGTGTTCACGAGCTCCACGTACGGGCCGGTGATGATAAAGGTCGCTTCGCTCAATACCGTCCCCGCGGTGGCCCGTTCCAAGTCCCGCTGCGTCGCCGGCTTGACCTCGCAATAGATCGCCGTCCCGATGTCCGCCCAGGCCGTCACCGCGCCGCCTTCGCCGTCCGGCGTGACGACGCTGCTCTGAAACCGGACCCGATGCCGCCGCGCGCCAATCGGGATACTCAGGCGATCGCCGGGACGTGCCGCTGCGCGAGCAGCCGCGTCACCGCCTCCCACGTCGTTGCGCTGAGCGTGTTGTCATCGCCGCGATGCTCCCGCAAGTCGGTCATCGTGAGCAGAATCGCCGCGGTCACCGTCGCGGGCGCGGTCGCCGGGGACACCCACGTCGCCACAACGGCGGTATCCAGATACTCGAGCACGATCGCTTCGGCCTGATCGAGCTTGGCCTGAATGTCCGCGTCGCCCGGATCGCCTGCGGCCGTCGTCACCCGGAGGTGATCTTTGGCTTGCTGGAGCGTGACGAGCACGGCGGCCATTACCGCGCCGCCTTGCCGGGATCGCCCTTACTGACGAACAGCTCCCAGAACTCCATGCCGCTCACACCTCGGAAATCCTTCGTCCCATCGGGCGCGACGGTATACGGCGGTGTGGCGTCCGGTTTCACGCCCGTCGTAGCTTTGATGCAGTGATACGTGGACCCGCCCCAGCGCACGACGTCCCCGATGTCATACGTGCGGTCGTTGGAGAACACGCCTTTGAACGTCAGGCCCGCCTTCCCGTCGGCGCCGTCTTTCCCGGGGGGACCAGGATCGCCGGGCGGACCGGGGAGCGCGGGCCGGACTTCGAGCACGGCCACGCGCTCGCGTATCGCGCCGAGGTCTTTGCTCAGCGTGAGGGCCGTCTCGCCCGCCGTCAGACTGATCCGCGCGTCCAGTTCCGCGAGCTTCGCCTGCACGGGCGCGAGCGCGCGCTTGATACTGAGCGCGACTTCGGCGGCCAACGCCTCGAGGTGTTCAGGCTGCATGATGGAGATCGCCTAACTGTTTCCGGAGCGCCGCCCCGAACTTCGCGGCCATGTCGGCCGGCGGCATGTCCGCGGGCGGGAGTTGTGGCGGTTGCGCTTGTGGCGTCGGCTTCGCAAACGGATCGTTCGCGTCGCGTTCCGCCAAAGCAGCCAAGCTGTAATTTTGCTGTTGAGCCAATACGGACTTTCCACCCGGCGTCGGTCCGAGGCCGTGGTACTTCCACCGCGCCTCGTCGGGCGACATCCCGCCGCCTTCGATCGCGGTCTTCGCCGAGTTCACGCGCGAGGTGCCGTCCATCCAGATCAGATCGTCAATGTCGAACTCCACGCCGAACGGCTTCGGGAGCTCGAGCCCGTCGTCGTGCGCTTTCTCGAAACTGTTCGTCAGCGATTGGATCGACTGGCTGTGATACTTCAGGAGCAGCGGTTCAAAGTTCGCATAGGGCGGCGGATCGCCGATGTCCACCAGGTACGGCGGGACGCCGAACGCGCTGCACACTTGCTGCGCGGTCATCTCCAGTTGCCGGATGAGTTCGGAGTCCACCGCATTCATCGTCAGCGGTTGATACTTCAGCTCACCGGCCAGCACCGCAATGTCGCCCGGCTGGCGCGCTTTCCACGACGCCAGAAGTGCCGCGGCTTGCGTGTCGGTGATCCCGACCGGGGCGGTGAGAATGCCGTCGGGGTTGCTCTTGTTTTCGAAGAACGTCGTCGAGTTGTTCTGGATCGCGATGCCTTCGCGCGCCGCTTGCCCGCACGCATAGATCGGACTCAGGCCAATCAACGGATGGTAGGGCGCCACGTACGTGTCGTGGATGATCTCGCGCGCCGGGACGATGACCGTCTCCTGCGGCAGCCCGGAGAGATCGTCGCGTTTGAGCTGGTAGTACACCGCGCCGTCGGGGGTCACCATCGGCGTCACGCGCGACGGGTCGAGCACGTAGAGCGCATTCACCACCCCGCGTTGGTCGCGGCCCTTGAGGACGTACGCGTTGCCGTGCAGGAGCTTGGACCCGATGTACTGCTCGACGTACTTGTTGATCGTCTGGTAGCGGTTCGGCTTGCGGAGCACGGGCGAAAAGGCGGTCGACTCTGTGGCCGTCCAGACGCCGTACTGATCCTCTTCGACCAGCCGCAGACAGAGCTTCCCGATGTCCGTCGTGATCAGGCGGTAGCACGCCCAGACGGCGAAGTACGAGAGCGCACTCCCGGCGCTCAGTTCCACATTGCGTTGCCAGGCCCCCTGAAACGGCTCGCGCACCAGCGGCCACCAGCCGCCCTGACTCGACAAGGGCGACAGTGACAGCCCTTTCGTCGAGAGCGTGAACGTCCGCCCGAACACCTGGAGGGAGACGTGCATTACTTCTTGGACTTCGGCGGCGCCGGTTTCGCGGCCTTCGCGTCGGCGTGATCGGCGCGGACGCCTTTCCCTTGGACTTCGATCGTCGTCACGTCCCCGGCGTCGGCTTCGTACGTGTCGCCCACGTCGTATTCGTGGCCATGATAGGTATGGAGCTGCGTCGCTTTCATCGTCACGGTCGCGGGTTTGTCGTCAGCCATGAGCGCTCCTTTAAACGGTCGTGTACACCAACTGAATCCCGTGGCGATCGGGCGGGTCCGACTGATACCGCGTCAGCGTCAACCCGCGCGTCGCGGCGTATTCGTCCCACGCCTGCTGGACCCCGGGGTACATGTCGTTGCCGTAGTCGTCGCCGAGCAGTACGCCGCCCGGGACGACGTGCCGGCCCCAACTGTGCAAGTCCGCCAGGACGGCCTGGTACGTGTGGTCCGCGTCCACGTAGAGATAGTCAAGCGGCTCCTGCCACCAGCGCGCCGCGTCCAGCGTCCGCGCCGGCAACAGCCGCACGTTGCCGTTCACGCCCGCGTCGACGAGGTTCCGCGCACAGCTCAGGAGCATCCACGGCGCCCCATCGGTGCCCTGCCCGTCCACGGTGCCTGCCCAGGTATCGACACACGTCAGCGTCCCACCCCAGCGGCGTAACGCCCGCGCAACGGGAATGGCGGACGCCCCGAGCCACGTCCCGAGCTCGACGCAGACCTTGGGGCGATGCTGCTCGATGAGCGCGAGGATTGTCGCGCCGTGGTTGAACCACCCCTGCGTCAACGGATCGAGCGGGCGCGTGAGGACCTCAGGCATCGACTCGGGTGTACCCGCGCTTGATCAGTTCTTCGATCAGCGCCGCCTGGTCGACGGCGAGGAACTTGGCCGTCCCGCTGAACCCGAGGCCCGGCGGGGGCTTCAATTCGACGATGTCAGACGGCGACGGCTTCGGGGGTGACGGTGTGGTACGTGTGCTGGCCAATGTGTCCGATCTCCTTCGACAAGTCGTGATCGATATAGACCGTGTACCCCGCGGCGCCCAGCGTCCGACAGAAGCTCACGTCTTCGCCGATGTCGCCGCCCTGCGCGTTCAGGCCGTGCCGGAACCACGGCCGCGGCAACCCCGCGACAACATCAGTCCGCAGGAGCATCGCCCCCATGCCGCAGTACTCGACCGCCTCGAGGCCCGTCGAGTCCGGCCGCGTCGGGATACGCTGCTCCTCCCGAAACGCCGTGAACAACCCGGACGGCTGCCGCACGACGTAGTTACACGCGACGATCGGCTGTTCGTGCATCGCCAGGATCACGGCCGTTTCCCGCGGGACGCTCATGTCCGTATCGAGCCAGAGCACATGCGTCGCGCCTTGCTTGATCGCCGCTTCGAGAAAGAGTTCCCGCCCGACGTGGATATAGGTCGACGCGATAAAGCCCGCGGTAACATCCGTGCCCCACGGCCCCCGCTCGCGCGTGTAGGCGTAGAGCTCGGCGAGGTCGACGGCGAAGGCGGCCGGCACCGTGTCCCGCGTCGGCCCCCCAATGACGAGTCGCATAGATCAGAGATCCGCTGCCGTCCCGACGAGGGTGATCGTCCGTGTCACGTTGGCGGCGATCCGGTAGCGATCGGTCGCCGCCGTGACGTCGACGAGCGCGGCCGCGGCCGTGGCGGCCCGGACACTGACCGGCTCGTACGCCGACGTGACCCCGGTGATCGGGGTCACGCCGTCGGCATAGTCGTACTGCACCCGGAAGAGGTACCGGAGCATCGCCTCTTTACCCGCCGGTCCACGCCACGGCCGTCAAGTAGGTCACGGCCGTCGAGCGCGCTTTGATCCAGGTGATCAGCCGTTCCGCTTTCAGGCCGATCAAGTTGCGCTGCCAGAGCGAGACATACACCGTCGTCGCGTCGACGGTGTCGGTGGGCGCCGAGTCCATCTGGACCGAGGCTTCCCGGCTGACGTCGATCCGGACGCCGCCTTCGTCCGCCACGAAGATCGACGGCGCGTGCACCAGCACGACGCGCGTGGACAGCGTGTTGCTGACGATGACCGGCATCCCGTAGAGCGTCCCGCCCTGCGCCGAGATCCCAGGGAAGAGCGGATTGCCGAGGCCGTTGAGCGACACGGACAGGCCGAAGGCGTTCGAATCGCTCATCAGCCAGACGCACTCGTCGAGCGGATAGCCCGCCGCGGTCATCACGCCGATCCGGCCGACGAGGTCGGCCTTGGCGAAGGCCGCCGTCACACCGCCCGAGGCCGCGGTCGCGGCACCGTTGGTGATCGAGGCCGGGCTGACGTTGGACGCGACGGCCACCGCGGGATCGGTCAACTGCAGGTCGAGAAAGCGCGCCATGCCGTTCATCATTTCGTCACGGACCAGGGCTTCGGCCGACGGGGTCGAGAGCCGCGCCAGTTCTTCCGAAATGACGATGATCCCCGCCGCCTTCGCGAAGGGGACGGTCACGGTCGCATAGTCGGCCTTCGTGACCGGCTTGGGTTTGTTCTGCCCGACCCAGCCGTAGGTGCCGCCGGTGGTCTGCGTGGGAATGGACACGTTAAACGGCACGGAGCGGAAGCCCGGAATGCGCCCGAGCAAGGTCTTCGGCCGGAGCATTTCGAGAAATTCGTTGAGCGGCTGGGTGACGACGAGCGGGCCGGCCCAGGTCGCATCCGTAGTCGTGCCCGCGGCGACGGCCGCTTTGGTCCGCCACATGTGTTCGACCATCTGCTCGACTTCCGGCGTCGAATCCTTCCACTGCTTCGCGTACTGGAGTGTCTGGTACGAGTCGCCGTGCCCGGCCGCCATCGCCATGCACATCCGCGCAAACGCGGTGCCCTTGGGGACGTTTGCTTTGACGGTGATGACGGGGACGCTGCCGCCGCGCAACTCACTCGCGCTGATCTGGCTCGTCGTGTTGGTGATCGGGGTGGCTTTGATGAGGTTCAGCTTCTCCTGATCGTGGAGGCGGACGAGATGCGCGTCCACCGACTTGACCTCGAGGGCGAGGCCGTCGTATTCCTGCGTCTGTTCGTCGTCGAGCGTCGTGCCGGCCTTGGCGGCGACGTCCATCAGCTCCGTCATGCGCGCGGCTTTCGCGGCGCGGGTGTTTTCAAATTGGACGATTTGTTCTTGAACAGTCATGGCTTTCGCGGCCTTCACCGCGTGAACAACGGGCAAGCCCGTGACGCCGGGCAGAGTAGGGCCGGACGCGGCCAGGTCGAGACTTTTGACGGTGAGAATCGTCGCTTCGATGTTCATCGGAATCGTCACGAGCGACAGTTCCGCGACGAGCGTTTTGAGAAAGCGGTAGCCGCCGGACTTTAGCGGTTCCATCGACGTCGGATCGAGCGGCCGGAAGCCGATCGACGCGCCGCGAATCAGGCCGGCCTTGAGCGAGTGCCACGCTTCATCGACGCGATCGCGCACCCGCCCCGGCTCGGCGATCAGCGGCAGCGAGGCCGTGAACGTGATGCCTTTGCGGGTCGGGGCGTCGAAGGTGACCGTGCCGACGGGTTGTTTCGCGTCGTGATGCAGGAGGAGCGGGAGCGGATTGGTGAACGTGACGCCGAGCGGTTCGATGATGTCCCCGCCGCGATCGGGCGTGGGCGTCGTCGCAATGCCGGTAATGACGCGCTGGTCCGCGTCGATCGATTTGATCTCGAGCAGGCTATAGGCGCGGTTCAATACGCCTAAGCGTGTGACAGAACAGGTCAGCCGTAATTAATTTAGTTGGAATAATTCAGGCGCGCGGCAGCTTGAGGGTGAGCAGCTGGCGGATGGTTTTGGAAATACTCTGCTCTTCGCGCTTCGCGAGCGCGATCAGGCGATCGTGACAACTGGCCGGCAACCACACGGAGACGCTCGTACTCGATTCGAGGACTTTCGTCGATCCGGGCGGGCGGCCGGGTTCGCGCTTCACCGGCGCTTCCTTCCAACCACTTTCTGTCGCGCCATTTCCTCCAATGCCGCGTCGTCATACTTGGCTGCGCGCGGCATATACAGATGCCTCGCCCATTGCTCTTCATCGTCAACGTCCAGCGCATCATTATGCGCTTCGACCGCCGCCGCGATCTCCTCCTGGCTGGCAATAGCCCGTATCTGTCGGAGTAGATCGTATTGGGCAAGTTCCAGCCTCGCCATCGCTCGACTTAGTTGCTTGTCGCGTTTCCTGACAATAGACCGCTCATCCGAGAGCCGCGCCCAATCACGACTCGCGGTTCCGTAAAATGTCAGCAGCACGTCCACGTCGAGCGGGGGGCGGCCGGGCTTCATAGCTTGCCTCCCAAGACGAGCATGGTGTACGACGGCGGCTTCACCGCTTGGTTCCGGTCCATCCGATCGACCGCCATCACCAGCGCCGCCGCCCCGTCAATCCGTTCCGTCGAGACTTTCTTCGACAGCTTCAGGTTCCCCGTCGCGTCCGTCTCCACGCTGATGTTCGACATGTTCCAGCGCAAGACCGGATGCCCGTCATGCCGCAACGTCCGCGACAGCACGGCTTTCTCGAGCGACTTCGTCGGGGCGGAGAGACTCGCGAAGCCCTGCCGCATCGGGACACAGACGAACCCGTCGCCGCCGAGCCGCGTGACCAGATCCGTCGCGTTCCACGGATCGAAGGCGACTTCGAGCACCTGAAATTCGGCCGCCCAGTCTTTGAGCGTCTGGCGGATGTAGTCGTAATCGACGACGTTGCCCGGGGTCGCGATCAGGAACCCGTCGTGGACCCACTGCGGATACGGGACGCGGTCGCGGGTCGCGCGCTCGCGGATCGAGTCCTGCGGGACGAAGAACTGGGCGAGGACGTCGAAGCCGTCGTCGTCGGGGAAGACGGCGACGAGCGCGGTCAAGTCTTTCGTCGAGGATAAGTCCATGCCGACGTAACAGCGGCGGCCTTTGAGCGCAGCGCGGTACTCAGCGCGCGTCATTGCGCTATTCTCGCAAGCACTTGGGACACGGCGATCCACAGCAGCACAAGGGCGAAGCATCCCAGCAGCACGTCGCTCGCGCCGTAGGCTTTCGCCTCGCGTTCAGAACCTGCAAGGCCGTAGCTAATTAGGAGCACGTACCCGAACGCGCTCACGACAATCAACATCCAGAAGGCCCACATCACGCCGTCACCACACAGCACGCATCCCACGCCGCCATCGAGATCCAGCGCGCGGCTTGTTCGGTCCACTGGTTCAAATACAATCGTCTGAACGTATTCTCCTGCGCCGGGATTTCTTTGGCGCGCGCCGCCGCGATCCGCATTTCCTCGAGACTCCGGAAGTCGCCCAGTGCCGGGTTGGCTTTCTTCCACACGCGCTCATCGGTCCAGTCGGCCTCAATCGGCGCTTCGTAGAGAATCGGGAGAAACGTCGGATCGAGCGCGGGATTTTCGCGCACCTTCTTCGCGTGCGCGTAGAGTTCCCAGAGGATCGAATGCCGGTCATAGCCGGCGGTGGTGATCGCGATCATCATCGGCTGCGCGCGCGCGCCTTGCGACGTCGAGAGGACGTCCCAGAGTTCCCGGTTCGGCGCCGCGTGGAGCTCGTCATAAATCACCACCGACGCGTTGAACCCGTGCTTGGAATACGCTTCCGCCGAGATCGCGCGGTAGAAACTGCCCGACTTCCGGTGGACGATGCGCTTCTGAGAGTCGATGATTTCGCACTGCGCCTCGAGCTCCGGGTCGTTGCGGATCATCTGCGCGGCGACGTTGAACACCAGCGCGGCCTGGTCTTTGTCGGAGGCGGCCGAGTAGACTTCCCCGCCGATCTCCCCGTCGAAGAGCAGGAAGTAGATCGCGAGGGCGGCGGCCAGTTCCGTCTTCCCGTTTTTGCGGGGGAGCATCAACAGGCACGTCCGGTAGCGCCGGCGGCCGTCTTTCTGCGTCGTGAAGAGCTGTGTGAGGATCTGGCGCTGCCAGGGACGGAGGTTGAACGGCTGTTGGGCAAACGGGCCTTTGGTATGGGTCAGGTTGTTGATCAACCGGATCGCGCGAGCCGCGGCCGGTTCCTTCATCCGAGTGCCCCGCCCCATTTACTGACCGGCACATCGACCGGCTTCGGCGCGTGTATCCGGGCGCGGGCGCTGGGCGTCATGCCGAACTCGACGAGCAACCCGCGCATCTGCTGGAGGGCCGTCGTCGCAATGCGGACATATGGCGACACCACCGGGAAGTCGTGCTTCCCCTTGATCACCATGCCGAACTTGCGGATCTGCTGCGTCGCGCCTTTCCACGTCGCCCAGGCTTCGCAATAGGCGGCGAGCGCGGCCGTGTCCGTCTCCGCCAGGACGCCGAGTCGTTCGAGCATCGGCGCGAGGCGGCCCCACTCGGCTTGGGCTTCGACGTCGAGCCAGTCGGGCGGCGCGAGATCGGTCACCAGCGCGGGTTTAGGTTCGTCGACGCTCAGCTTCCGTTTGCCGGGCAAGCCACGGAGAATTTTCAGGGCGGAGGGTTCCGGCTTGCGGCCTCTCAAGCGGGCACCGCCTCGCCGACCTTCTGCGCGGTCAAGCCAGTGAAGGCTTCCCAGCGGTCGAGAATGACTTGGCAGTACCCCGGCTCAATTTCCAGCGCGAAGCCACGACGCTCTAACTGCTCAGCGGCGATGATCGTCGTACCACCACCACAGAATCCATCGAGCACCACTTGGCCCCGTTCGGTGCTGTTGGTAATCGCCCTAGTCGCCACGGCCACGGGTTTCTGTGTTGGGTGGAAGTCGTTCGACGACGACCGATCGTATTCCCAGAGCGTGACTTCGTTGTTCGGCCCATGCCACCGGGCCGCGTGCCCGCGCTTGTGGCCGTAATAACAGGGCTCGTGCTTGCCTTTGTAGTGCGCCGAGGTTACGAACTGCGCATGGTTCTTCGCCCAAATGATCTGCGCGACGATCTGATAGCCAGCGGCAGCGGCAGCGGCAGCGGCAGCGGCAGCGTGCCCGTCCGCATACCACAAGTAAAGGGCTGATTCGTCGTCCACGGCTCGTGCGAGCAACGGCAGCGCCCGGCTATAAATATCCGAGCCCACGTGGTCGTTGGCGAGCGCGGCCCGTTTCTTCATGCCGCCATCGTAGGCAACGCCATACGGCGGATCAGTGAACAGGCAGTGCCCAACGACATCGCCCATCAGCCGCGCCACGTCGCCCGCTGACGTCGCATCTCCGCACAGCAGCCGGTGCGCGCCGAGTTCAAAGAGATCGCCCGCCACGATGCCGGTAGGCCGTTCCGCGGGCACGTCGTCGGGGTCGGTCCGCCCCGGCTTCACGTCCGCGCCGAGCAGCGCCGTGAGTTCGTCGGGGTAGAAGAACGCCGTCAGGTCTTCCCCGTTCCGGAGGTCCGCCGCCAGTTGTTCCACGTTCCACGCGGCCAGCTCGGCCGTCCGGTTGTCATAGATCGCCAGGTCCCGCTTCTGACCCGGTGTCAGGCCCCGCCGCCGCACCGCGACGAGCGTCTCCCCGTCGACGTCAACGATCTGCAACTTCGTAATGCCCGCTTCTGAGGCCGCCTCCACCACCCCGTTACCGGCGAGGATCAGGCCGTCTTCGTCGATGACAATGGACCGGGACGCCCCGACCTTCTGCAACGCATCCACCAGCATCCCGACGTTGCGCGGGTTATGCGTCCGCCGGTTGACCGGGTCGGGCGTGAGCTGCCCGACGTGCGTCAGAGATTCGTGCGCCGGTAACTTTTTGACGGTTTTCGTAGGCGAAGCGGCCTGCGTCCTTTTCACGGCGTGTGACTCATTCTGGAACACTCAATTCTGCGGAATGCTGCGCGTGCG